GAAACTACTTAACGAAGAATACAACCCCGATGAAGACGTACTCAAAGAGTACGTTGGATTCGTGTATCTGATTACCGAACTAGATACGAACAAGAAATATGTGGGCAAGAAGTTCTTCTGGTCTACTCGAAAACTACCCCCTCTTAAAGGTGCCAAGCGAAAGCGAACAGTCGTTAAACAATCTGATTGGCAGGACTACTACGGTTCGTCCGAACACCTGAAGGAAGCAGTAGAACAAAAAGGTGTCGAAGCATACCACCGAGAGATCCTACATCTCTGCAAGACCAAAGGCGAATGCTCCTACCTAGAAGCAAAGGAACAGTTTGATCGTGATGTACTATTACGAGATGACTACTACAACGCATTCATTGGTTGTAAGATCCACGCCAAACATCTCCCCAAATCTCTCCAACCTTTCATAGAGAGACCGCCTACCAGTACTTGGAAGCGTAATACCTTTCCGTAAATAAGAACCGGATAAGTTAAATGAGTCACCGGAAGTACTTGCTTTTATTACAAGAGTAGGGTATAATAGGTACTTAATTAATTGAGAAAGAATATGAATATGAACGAATTATCCGATACAAACTTGAGTCTATACGAATTATCCGATGTAAACTTTGATAACTACCAAGAATATATTATGGACAATGCTGATCAATCTGAGGTCACCATCTGTAATGGAGATACACTCTTGGAGGCGGCAGAGAATTCCTACCTTCTAGAAGAGTTCCTTCAATCCTCCTCGTTTGTGACCGAATAGTTTGAATGAGTCACCGGAAGTACTTGCTTTAATAACAATACTAAGGTATAATACTTGTATTGAATTGATTGAGAGAAATAAATTATGAAGAACTTACCTACTGTCTGCGGTTACTTAGGAGCGATCCTAATGGCAATCTTTGCCTTTCACATGAACCCTGTCATTGCTATAGTAGGTCTGTGTCTGTTGTCTGTTCAGAGTTTCAATGCTCGACTGTGGAACCTAGTAGCACTAAACTTTGTTAGTGTCTGTGGATTCATTACTCAACTGATCTAAGGAAATATATTATGATGAAAGCAAAAGATTTATATGACGCGAAGTGTAAAGCAATCGAGTACTTCAAAGTCCCCAAGAGCAAGACTAACCTTGTTGCGGTGGAACCGGGATACGAAGACGATGGAATCTGTGTAGGGTGGTTCGCATTCTACAACCAAAAGAAAGTCGCAATTATGAGGGAGTACTTAGTATGAGAGCATTACTTGGAGCGTTTTTAATTATGGGTGCCGTTGGTAGTCAAGACTATGCAATCGAAGCAGGAGAGGTTGCTCCGTCTTTGTGGTTGACTGTTGGGTACTGTGTTGCAGGTTTCACCTTAGTGTATTATGGACTAAGAAAGCATATCGTTATAGCAAAATAGTCTAATAATACTGTTGACTTTAAAACAAGTCTAGGGTATAATAGGTACTTAGTTAATCGAGTTGAGAGAGAAAATAGTTATGGCATACATTAGTCAAGAAGAGAAAAAAGAGTTCACTCCTGCGATCAAAGCAGTCCTAAAGAAGTACGGTATGAAAGGTACCCTTGGTATCCGTCATCACTCTACTCTTGTTTGTCGCATCACTAAAGGTGATCTAGATATCATCGGTTGCAACAACAAGACCACTATGAAAAGCACTCGCTTCTACGACAACAACGTCTATGACCTTCGTGGTAAGATGGCGCGTCTTAAAGAGCAGTACATTGACGTTAACCCTTACTGGATCGACGAGAACTATGCCGAAGATCAAAACGTTGTTGCTTTCATTAAAGAACTCAAAGAAGCAATGGAAGGGCCACGTTTCTTCAACGAAGATGATAGCATGACCGATTACTTCCACCGTAGTCACTACACTGATATCATGGTTGGTTCTTATAACAAACCTTACGAGTGTACTACCGAAGGTTATGATATACAAGAAGACCTTGATATGCTTCAGGGACGCATTGATGACCTAGAGCGTGAAGATAAGATGGTCGCATAAATGAAAGGATAAACCTACCGGGCCCTCCCTGAGTAAATACTCGTTGGCACTCGGCATGATGGTTTTCTCCCCCCCTCTTTTCGAAAGTGATTGGGGGGGTTTTTTTACATTTAGCGCAGTTATAAGTAAGTGTACAAACTCTTAAAACCCTATATACTATTAGAAACAGGAATTATTTAATGGCACATTACCGAACTTACGAGGTCTTCGAAGTCTTTGACCTCTTCACCAAAACAACTAATAACGCAGAACGTGTTGCGTTGTTACAAAAACACGACACTCCTGCCTTGCGAGATGTCCTGCGCGGAACCTTCGATGATCGACTTGTGTGGATCTTGCCTGAAGGAACGCCCCCCTATACCCCGAATCGTCCAGAGTCATCTCCGCAAAGTCTCCATAAAGCACATAAAGAATTTGGATACTATGTCAAAGGTGGTTATGGTAATAACATGAACTCCATAAAGAGAGAATCCATGTTTATGCGTATGCTCGAAAGTGTACACCCTTCCGATGCAAATATAATTTTGTCTATGGTCGCTAAGAAAAGACCAGTGAAATACCTCAACAAGAAACTAACTCAGGAGACTTTCCCTAACTTAATACCGTAGAACCTTAAATCCACTTAACCGTAATAGAAAGAGAGGTGTTGATGTCGAAGAACCAAATAGATCGATTGAAGAAGGACAACAAAGAACTAGGTCATTACATTGCTAAACTTCATAAGAAGGGCAAAACAGACTTAGCATATAAGATGTCCAAGAAGCAAGACTTTTTAAATCAAACTATTGCAGATACTCTGCAAATGACTCAATAGGAAGGTGATCCATATCTCTTCACTCCCCCTCACAAGGGGGGTGTCGTATGGACAGTTAGGACAAATATTATGCCATTATATGACTTTAGAAACATAGATACCGATGAGATTACCGAAGCAGTAGTATCCATCGCAAACTATGATCAATACCTCATCGATAACCCCCATCTAGTAAGGACGTTCACCAAGGCACCTAGTCTGGTGTCAGGTAGTAAGTCTGCTCTGAGTATGGCGGGGTCGGGACACCGTGAACTATTACAACGAATCAAAGACGGTTCGGGAGAAGGGAATACTATTAAGACATGAAACCAAAACTCGCGCATAAACCTAAGTTGCTACGCATAGATGATCTACTTACCGTAGATCCAATGACAACAGGACAGGAAGAAGTATTTAAAGGATACAAGTCTGGAGATCACATTGTGATGTCTGGTAGTGCAGGAACAGGTAAGACGTTCACTGCTCTTTATCTGGCACTCGAAGAAGTGTTGGATAGAGGTAATCAATATTCACAGGTTGTTGTGTGTAGGTCAATCGTACCTACGCGAGAGATCGGATTCCTTCCGGGAACATTGGAAGAGAAGATGGATGCGTACACCGCACCATACAAAACAATTTGTGCTGAGTTGTTTGATGACAGCGAAGCATACTCTAAACTTAACGAGAATGGAAGTATAGAGTTTATTAGTACATCTCACATCCGTGGTACCACTATCAATGATGCGGTAATCGTGGTAGATGAGATGCAGAACTTGACATTCCACGAATTAGATAGTATAATAACTCGTGTGGGTCAGAACTGTAAGATCATATTCTGTGGAGACTACTACCAGTCTGACTTCGTTAAAGACGGAGACAAGAATGGTATCATCCGTTTCATGGATATCCTTGAAATGATGAAAGGTTTCACAGTAGTAGAATTCACTTGGAAAGATATTGTACGTTCGGACTTCGTTCGTGACTATATAATGACTAAGGAAATGATGGGCGATAAAGATAACGCTCGTAGACCAAACGGCAAGAAATTTCTCAGGGAGTAAATGATGCCAACTAAATTTAAAGAGAGTAGTGTGATTCGTGCGAAGGGTTCTGGTAAAGCAACAGTTCAACACTTCTACATGAAGGATACACCGACTAAAGTATTAGAAGAAGCACTGGAACGCGCAATACCTAAGATGAAGCAGAAGATCAACAATGAGTTGGTCAAGCGGAGTAATGCGTAATGCAATACCCTGCCTACGATCCTGATGGTAACATTATTCGTAATGCTATTTATAGCGAGGAACTGATAAAGAGACGTTATAACTCTTGGCACTCCTACGAGGAAGATCTTCTTAATCTGGGTTGGTGCGCACATGAGAAGATGGCAGAGGTAATGAATACCCTACCAGATATTGAACTACGAACAGACAAAGCAGACTTAGCGTGTGGTACTGGACTTCTCGCCAAAGCATGGCGAAGAGGAGACATGGTTGGATACGATCTTAGTTCTAGGATGGTAGAATTATCAAGAGCAAGCGGAAGATATTCTCGTGTGTCCGAACTTAATATCAATAGAACACCTCTACCAAAGAAGTACGACTTGATCACCGCGTGTGGTCTATTCGGATTAGATATGGCAACTGCTATATGTTTACCTAATATAGCGGCAAGTCTTAAAGACGATGGTATTCTTCTAACGACAATGCCACAACACCAAGGATACCACGACGAAGCAGGTTGGCAATTCCAAACATCTTTTGAACTAATAGACGAAACCGAAGAGTTCCAATCGTGGTTAGGCGAGAATAGCGGAACACCTAAATACCATAAGATACTAACATGGAGAAAAGTAAATGAGCAGTAAACAGAGACAAGAGATTTTCGAAACCCTAAAGATAGACGAAGGAGTCAAGTATGAAATCTATGCCGATCACCTCGGTTACCCTACTTTCGGAGTCGGCCATCTCGTACTCGAATCGGATGCGGAAAGTGGAATGGAACTCGGAACACCTATTAGCGAAGAACGTGTTGCACAATGTTTCGACGCAGACCTTAACCTATCCATCGCAGAATGTGTTGCTCTATACGGAGATGGGTTCAATGACTTCCCGGATGCCGCACAGCAAGTACTGGTTAATATGATGTTCAATATGGGACGCACACGTCTTGGTAAGTTCAAGAACTTCCGTGCCGCATTAGAAGACCATGACTGGAAACGTGCAGGTGTCGAAGGACGAGATAGTCTGTGGTATAAGCAAGTAACAAACCGTGCCGAACGATTAATGGTACGATTAGAATCAATCTAAAGGACACCCAATCATGGCAAAGTACACACGCCACGATGATAGTAATAAGAAACGTGATAAACATAAGAAGTTGTACCAATCAGGTGCAACTAAATTAAGGATCAAGGACGTAGACACTGAGCGTCCTAGATCCAAGAAACTATTGATGAGATAATATGAAGAACGCGATATTCCAGTACATGGTAGTTAATGATAAAGTTGATGAACGTGGGATGATCAAGGACAGGAAGAGAGGTGAACTGTATCTAGAAGTTGCAGAACATTCTCGGAGATCTTTCGAACAGTATGCCTTAACCATAGGTGCCGATCATCACTATGCTGATACACTGGAGTTCGTTAAATCAGATGACAGTACTGCATTGTTGTTTGAGTGTTTGCGCGTAATCTATGACCCTATGTTCGACCAGTACGACAAGGTATTGTTTGCTGATACTGATATCATGGTCAACACAAACGAGGACATCTTTGATCTCTGCGAAGAGGGAGAAGTCTTTGGTGTCCTAGAGAGTGACTATGTAACCTCTACTGGGGGTGGATATAACTCTTGGGACTATAAGAAGCAGAACTTTGCAGACTTCTCTGCCAAGTATCAATATCACGACATTCCTGTTGTGCCAGTATTCGCACCAAACAAACCATCCAAGATCACCATCCTTAATACAGGCATGGTCATATGGTCTAAGGAAGCACGTCTTCGTGCGCGTGAGTTGTTTATGGACTGGGAAGAGTGGTTCTTCGCACCAGAGGCACAGTACCATATGTCTATTATGAACGACCAACCTTTCATCTCAGGTCAGTTGATGCAACATGACTTTGATCTAGTAACCATTCCCCAGACGTGGAACGACTCCCCACACTATGTCACAGAGAAAGTATTCTTTGAGACTGCCAAGATGTGTCACTACACAGGTGGTGAGTGGAAGTTAGATATGCTACGTCACATCGAAGAAGGTCGATTCAGTCAGTACTACAAACAGTAATCTGGTCACGCTTAATTGAAATTAATTCTCGAAATCACTTGACTTCAAAACAATAGTAGGGTATAATACTTGTATTGAATTGATTAATGAAGA